ATGACACAAAAAAGAACTTATGAGCAACTAGCAGAGGATGATGAATAAAATATGACAAACGATGAAAAAAAGGTTTTAGAAATTGAAAAAAGATTAGCATACAACGATGGGGTACATGCTCTAATGACTGAATTATTGAGTAATGATTTTATTAAGATAATTCCTGATAGTTACGATGTTAGAATTGAAATAATAAAAGCATGTAATAGATTATACGATTTTAACAAGTAGCCCTGAAGAGTCTTTGAAAATTAAGACGAAACAACCTGAATAAGGTTGTCGGCTATAAGCCATGGAGGATTAAGTATATGAGTAGTAATAGTAAAATATTTTATAGCAGCACAACAGTTGACTATCATAGTTTTATTGATTTGGTTTCAGTTTTCGAGCCTGAGCATTTAACTAATAATTACTATGAGTATTGTAAAATTTTAAAAGACGAATATCAAACTAATGAGGATATACTTAATATAGTGGAGTTAGTGCGTAATATTGAAGTTGATGATGGAGTTCTACAAGTTGATTGTTATAGCTCAATAAGTGCTGTTATATATAATAGTGGTTTAGTTAAATATGTAGCTTGTTATTAAAAAAGTAGCCCTGAAGAGTCTTTGAAAATTAAGACGAAACCACCTGAATAAGGTGGTCGGCTATAAAGCCATGGAGGAAAAATTATGAAGTATTATATTGATAGAGTATGGTTTAGTGAATAGGATGAAACGTGGTACAGCTGTGAAATTCCAAATCACGAATATTTTACACACAAAGAAACTGCTGAAATGATTTGTGATGTGCTAAATGATACTAAGATTTTAGGTGATAATGAAAAATACATAGTTGAGGAGGTAGAAGAATGAGAAGAAATAAAGCACAATTAAATGCGATAAGTAGAAGTTACACAAAGCGTGCAAATGAGCAAGCGTTAGCACATATTAAATATATTTATAAATGTACTGAAAAGATATTGAAGAATTTAAACGAAAATACAACTATAAAACAAATAGTTATGTGGTGTTAGAAAGATGTATAGTAAGAAAAGGAGGACTTAATTAAATGAAAAGGAATTTTATGTTAACAACATATTATAAAAGTGCATGTTAAACATATAATAAAGAAAGTAGGTGAAAGGTATTATGAAACGATACAGGCAGAAAGGGAGTACAATATCAGTTTATCTTGAGCATGAAATTATAGATAAACTTGATAGAGTGGCGGCAGAACTGAATGAGAGCAGGTCCTATGTGATTCGCTCCATTATCTTAAATGCAACGATGGAGGTAAACAGAAATGAAGAAAGAAAGTCTTATACACCGTGTAATTGATACTCTAGCATGTTTTATGTTAGGTATTATGGGGGCTATATTTATTATTGTTTGTATCGTTATGGCTAACATTACTAGATACGGGTGGTAACTATGGCAGGTGGTAGAAAAAGCAAATATAACTATAATAATCCTGATTATAGTAGATGGAACTTAAGCCATAACTCCAAATTATCATTAGAGGATAAAAAGGACTTATTAAGAAAGTTCAAGAAAACAGCTCAAGATAGAATGTATCGTCTTGAGAAAAGTAAAGTTGGTGCTCAAACAGCTAAAAATTGGAAAAAAACGCTTAATTTCAATATTAATGAAATGAGTGAAAGTGATATAAATTTTAAAATTGCACAAGTAGCGAGTTTCTTAGCAAGTGATAGAAGTACTGTTTCAGGAATAAAGAAAATTAGAAAAAAATCTATAAGTACACTACAAGACCATGGATATGATGTTACTGAAGAAAATTATGATGATTTTATTGATTTTATGAACATGTTCGGTGAGGATTTTGTACCAAGTACTCAAATAGCTAATTTCTTTAGTAAAGCTAGTGGTCAAGGTTACAATGCTAATCAAATCAATCAGGCATTTAAGAAATGGACTGAAGATAAAAGTAAATTTAAAAGGGAGGTTATAGAAATGATGAAAACAGGAAAAACACTTACAGATGAAGAAGTTGAGCGAATTATGGAACGGGGTGGGAATAGAGGACTTAGTGCAGAACAAAGACGTGAAATGAAACTAAATAGAAGAAATAAAAAAAACTAGAAATAAGCGTAGAATAAGGAGAAAGTAGTATGTGCTTATTAACGTTAAGAAGTTTGATTATTCTGTATTAGATGAAATAAAACCCTTGAATATGAGGGGTGGTAGGAAAGATAAGAAGAAATATTATGATGTAGTTACTGCTTTTGACATAGAAACTACAAGACTGAAAGATATAGAGCAAAGTTTCATGTACATATGGCAGTTTCAAATATTGGATTATACAGTTTATGGACGTTATTGGAGTGAATTTATGAAGTTCTTTGAAAATTTAAAAGCAAAACTGAATGAAGTTAATCGATATATTGTAGTATATGTCCACAATTTAAGTTATGAGTTTCAGTTTCTAAGGGGTATATATGACTTTAAAACAGATGAAGTGTTTGCTATAGAAAGTAGAAAAATAGCTAAATGCTATATGTATAACAAATTTGAGTTTAGGTGCAGCTATATCCATTCAAATATGAGTTTGAGCGAGTTTACTAAGAAAATGAACGTTGAAAACAAAAAACTTGATGGAAGTAAGTTTGATTATTCAAAAATTCGTTATCCATGGACTAAGCTATCAAAATATGAACTTGAATATTGTACAAATGATGTTTTAGGGTTAAAGCAGGCAATTGAAAATGAAATGAAAAATGACGGTGATAACCTGATAACAATACCACTAACAGCAACAGGATATTTAAGACGTGATGTTAAACGTATTATGAGACAAAAAGTTTCATGGCGTTTAATGAAAGAAATTCAACCTGATTTAGAAGTGTATACATTATTAAACCAAGCATTTAGGGGTGGTGATACTCATGCTAATAGGTTTTATTCAGGTCAAATTTTAGAAAACGTAAAAAGTTTTGACCGCTCAAGTAGCTACCCTGATGTTATGATTAATTGCAAGTTCCCTATGACTAAATTTGAAAAATATATCAATCCTAATGACTGTTTAAAGGACATAGGTAAGAAAGCAATACTTATGGATATTACACTAACTAATGTAGATATTAAAAAATGGTGGTGTGGATATCCATACATTGCAAAAGCAAAATGCTTATATGTTGAGAATGCAATGATAGATAATGGGCGTATATTAAGAGCAGATACTGTTAGATTAGTTATTACTGATGTGGATTGGGAAATAATTTACACTGATTATAGCTTTGAAAATATCATTATTAATAAAGCATATCATGCACTTTATCGAGAGTTACCAAAACCATTTACAGGTTTCATTAAGTATCTCTATGAACAGAAAACCGAACTGAAAAATGTAGAGGGACGTGAGCATGACTATTTCAGGTCAAAGCAGAAGATAAACAGTGCTTATGGTTTAAGTGCTCAAGACCCCCTTAAAGATAGTATCAAGTTTGTTGACGGTGAGTTTATCACAGAAAGCAAAAAGAATGATGATGAACTTATTAAGGCTCAAAGAATGGCATACAGGAGCTATGCTTGGGGTGTATGGGTAACAGCATGGGCAAGATACAGACTACATCAGGCCATGTGGATTGTTGGTGAAGATTTTATCTACAGTGATACAGATAGTGTTAAATATATAGGCAATCACGATGAAGGTTTTGCTAAATTAAATAAATTATTAGAAAAAGACTCAAGAAGTACACAAGCATATGCGGCAGACCCTAAAGGGAATGTACATTATATGGGTGTGTATGAAAATGATGGTGAATACAAAAAGTTTATTACACTTGGTGCTAAGAAATATGCATATGTTGATGATACAGGGATGCATGTTACTATATCAGGTGTAAACAAAAAGAAAGGTGGCGAGGAACTTGGTAACATAGAAAATTTCAAAACAGGTTTCACATTCGTAAAAGCAGGTGGTACAGAAATTGTATACAATGATGAAAACTATGGTGTGTATACAGTAGATAAAACTCATAAGCTAAATATCACTTGCAACGCTGTAATTCGTGAAAGTACATACACATTAGGTATTACAGATGAATACGAAAAGTTATTAAAAAATCCTAATATATTTATGTACAATATTAATGACAGATAAATGCTAAAAGCAAAAGGAGAAAACTATTTATGTCAAACATTATTTTAAAATCAAAAGAAAATTTTACTTCAACAGAACTTTATTCGTTAATGAAAAGTCCTAACATTGAAAAAATGAGTGAACACGCAGGACAAACAATCGAAATGGAAAGCTATATGATTTATGAAAAAGCAGACTACACAACAGGTGAAATGAAAAAAGTACTAGTAATCAAACCACGTGGTGAACATGCACTAGCTACTAACAGTGTAACTTGCATTACTGAATTTGAAGATATTTATAACATGTTCAAGGAAAGTAATGAACTTGATAAGTTTACTAAGATTGAAATTCTAAAAAAGACAAGCAAAAAAGGTAGACAATTCATTACATGTGCTCTAGTAGAGCAATAAAGAATAAAAGAGGGGTGTTCTATAACGAGGATATCCCTCTTTATTTAGATAATGGATATCTTAACGTACCATGGCTTCTTGATAACAGTCTACCGTGGATATTAATGTGGGGTGCTCGTGGTATAGGTAAGACATACGGTGTATTAAAGTATCTTTATGAACATGATGAATACTTTATACTTTTAAGAAGAAAACAAAATCAGGTTGATATGCTTAACAAGCCTGAATTTCAACCATTTAAAAAGTTGAATGAAGACTTTGGGTGGTGTGTAGATGTAAAACCTATTTCAAAATACCATTCTAGATTTTATGTACAGAATGGTGAAAATGATATTAAGGAGTTGGGGTTAACTATGGCCTTAACTACTGTAACTAACATTAGAGGTTTTGACGCTAGCGATGTTAAAGTAATATTCTACGATGAATTTATACCCGAAACTATTGATAGACCTATCAAGGGTGAGGGTGAGGCTTTACTGAATGCTTATGAAACTATCAACAGAAATAGAGAACTAAATGGTGGTGAACCAGTTAAATTTATAGGGTGCGCCAACTCAAACCGCATTGACAATGAAGTGTTTCTTTCTTTGGGAATTGTGGATGAATGTGAGAAAATGTCAAAGAAACATATATCAATGATGAATTTATATAGTAAAGGATTGACACTTATCAATGCTGAAGAAAGTCCTATTTCAAGATTAAAAGCTGATACACAATTATATCGCTTAACACGTGGTAATGACTTCAGTGATATGGCTTTAGATAATAGCTTTAGATATGATGATAGAGGACAAATCAAAAGTAAAAATATAGCTGGTTATAAACCTATATGCATTGTTGGTGAAATATGTATTTATGAGAACAAGAGTGATAGTAATGATTTGTATATTACTACTCACAAATCAGGTACACCAATTGTGTATGGTACTAGTGAAGTAGAGCTTAAAAAGTTCCAACGTGATTTTCAGTACCTTAAAGTGAATTACTTCTCTAATGATATACAATTTGAAAAGGCACTTTGTGAAATATTATTTTGTAAATATTTGAAAGTGATTTAATTATGATATAATCCTTATAGGGCGTGGCCATATTGCAGAGTGCGGAACACTCGGCCAGCATATGCAAGGTGCATGAAACGCCCTCTAAATTATAAGGAGGTGTATAGATTATGGACGCTAACACTATTATACAAATTGTTTCATCTTTAGGTTTCCCAATCGTTGCATGTGGTGCTCTGTTTTGGTTAAACATGAGAATACAAAACCAACACAATGAGGAAACAGATAAGATAACTCAAGCTTTAAATAACAATACAAATGTTATGGGTGAGCTGAAAACTACATTAGCTGAAATCAATGCACGCTTAGATACATTAGAGCGTGAAGTTGATGAAAAGGAGAACAAATGAAAAACGGAATTAATGCTAAAGGAAATTATCATATATTTGTACGTGATGAACTGAAATATAAAACAGGTATGTTATCTGCTGAAAAAAGTGTAGTAACACCTTATATGGCAGTTAACACTATTGAAAATATTGATAACCCTGATATCTTATGGTTTGCTAAAATGACAGCAAACTATCGTCAAATGAGTGACGGTCAACACTTAGGTGTAGAAATCAGTAAAACAAATTGCTTTGTTCCAAGACAAGGGTGGCTAGTACTTTTTGAAAGAAAAGGTAAAGTGGACTTTCTACGTGATACTGAATTTTGGTACGGTAAGGACGATGTTGAATGGGCGTGCAGTCCTGCTAGTATCTTCACTGATACTAAAACATTCTACAGTGAAATTGACGGAGTACGTGAGGCCAAGTCAAGAGAAGTTACCACTCAATCAGCTTTTGGAATTACGAGAGACGGTAAACATGCTTTCATTACTTGCTTATATAAAGTAAGTGCAGTTCAAATGTGGAATGAATTAAAAGGTGACTTTAAACTATTAGCAGTTATGGATGGTGGAGGTAGTGCTCAACTTGAATACTATGATAAAGGTGTACATACATTCAAAGCTAGTAATCGTGAGTTACCTAATGTATTATGTTTCTACAAATACAAAGCAGGTAAAGAACCTTCTAAACCTGAAGAGCCAACAACTAAAACTTATACAGAAGATGATATAAATAATGCTATTGATAAATACTTTAAAGGCATTACTATTGAAGATTTAAAAGCAGAACTGAAGAAAGGAATTAAAGAAAATTTATGAAACTTGATGATTTAATAACATTATTAAATGCTGGATACACTAAAGACGAAATTAACAGCTTGGTATCATTTAAAGGAAACGCCCCTGAAAGTGGCGAAACAATTAGTAAAGCAGCAGAACACACTAAAGTCGCAGAAAGCGAGGGTACTCCAATACTGAAAGATACTACTATTCAAAAAGCTACTGAAACTAAAGAAAATAAAGATGATGAACTAAAGCTGTTAAGAGATGAAATCAAAGGATTAAAAGACATTGTAAGAGCACAATCATTATTAAGTGCAGAAACTACAGCAAGTAATACTGTATCTACAGATAATGACAAAGCTATCGCAAGTATTATTAGTCCTGAAACATTTAGAAATGAAAGGAAGTGATTTTTATGGCAAACACATTAACCGTTGACCAAGCGTCTAGTATCTTAAATGAGGCAGTAGCTCAGGCTACAGGTAAAAATGCATTAGGTGGTGTTAATGCAGGTGACTTTACAACTATTGCTACTACTGCTCTACAGTGTGGCTATGATGTAATGTTAAATTCTATTACACAAGTATTACAAAGAACTATCTTCTCTATAAGACCTTACTATGCTAAATTTAAAGGTATGGAAATGGATAGTAACGCATGGGGTGCTATCACAAGAAAAATAAACTATATTGATAGACCAGCAGGTGAAAACGCTGAATGGCAACTAACAGACGGTCAAAGCATTGACCAATGGAAAGTAAATAAACCTAAAGTTTTACAAACAAACTTCTATGGTTACAACACATTTATGCGTGATACTACTATCTTTGAAAATCAAATGAATTTAGCTTTCAGTAATGCAGAAGAATTTGCACGCTTTGCAAGTGGTGTAATTCAAAACATTAATGACATGATTGAACAGGATAAAGAGGCTATCTCTAGAATGACATTAGGTAATGCTATTGCAGGTACTATCGCAAGTGGTGGTACTGTTATCCATTTACTTTCTGAATACAATGCTGATACCGGTTTAACACTTAAAGCTACAGACATTAATAAACCTGCTAACTTTGAAGCATTCTACAAGTGGGTATATGCACGTATTGCTGTAATCAGTGACATGTTAACAGAGAGAACATTGAAACATCATATTAATGTTACAGGTAAAGAAATCACAAGACATACACCTTATGCAGACCAACGCTTATATCTATTCAGTCCTACTCAGCGTAAGATTAGTTCAATTTTATTAGCTAACACATTTAACAAAGAACTACTTGAATATGCAGACCATGAAAGCGTTAACTATTGGCAGAGTTATGATAAACCTGATAGTATCAATATCAAAGCAAGCTATATGGACAAAACAGATGGTACTATCAAGACTGAAGAACAAGCTAAAACTCATGCAAATATCTTTGGTGTAATCATGGATAGAGAAATGTGCGGTATTAATATGTACAACAACCGTGTAGCAACAACACCATTCAATGCTAAAGGCTTATATTGGAATCAGTTCTGGCATTACACATTACGTTGGTACAATGACTTTACAGAAAATTGCGTTGTATTCTTATTAGATTAGTGATAATATAATATTAGTCATTGTTTTTCATCCTTGACATAAAAACAGCTATGTAATAATAGTTGTTTTTATTTTATAATTGATACAGGAGGTTATTATGGAAATTATATTTTATTATCATAGAAAGAAAATTAATTCTACAGCGTTACCTATTCAGGGTACATTTAAAAACTGTAGCATTAAAGATGTATCAAGTATCATTAATCCATACATAGAAATAGCAGATAACTTAGCAGCTGCTCCACAATGGAATTATTGTTATATTCCTGCTTATAACCGTTACTATTGGATTGTTGAATGGACTTGGGAGCGTGGATTTTGGAGTGCTGAATTATCAGTTGATGTACTAGCAAGTTACCGTGAAAACATTCTAGATAGTACATTGTACGTATTAAGAAGTGCTAGCAATTATGATGGTAATATCATTGATAAATTATATCCAACAAAGATTGATAATGAACTAATTAGAGTGCCATTACCACAACCATGGAGTGTTGATGTTATACCAACAAATGGTACATTTATCATAGGTGTTACAGCTCCAAGTGGTGGTTATTTTGGCTCAATGAATTATTATGCAATGTCTCAAAGCGGATATGCTAAACTATGTGAATATCTTTCAACACAAGCTGTTTCAACTGATGAGGGTTTTAATGAGGATGATTGTTCGTTAGCTTTACAGAAAGCATTGGTTGACCCTTTTCAATATATCAAAAGTTGCAAGTGGGTTGCTCTAGCATACAATGATACAAACTTTAAAGGAGTACACAGAACAAAATTACCTATATATCAATGGAGCGTTGATGTAGGAGACTGTACACAATTAGTTAAATGTTATGGTAGCGTAGAGTTCAATGTTGATATAAGAAGGCATCCTCAAACTAATGATAGAGGTATGTTTGTAAATTATGAACCTTACACAAGTATAAATATGTTTTTACCTCCTTTTGGAACATTCCCACTAGATACTACATATACAGGTATCAATAGAAGTGGTTTCCAAGTAACTATGTTAGTAGATTACATCACTGGTGGTGGTGCTTATTATGTGCAGGTTTTAGACCCTGAAAGTAGACAATGTGGTATTATAGCTAATGGATATGGACAAGTAGCAGTTGATATACAATTATCACAAGTTAATACTTCTTTAATGGGATTAGTATTTACGAGTGCTGGATTAGGAGCAGACAACTTAGTAAACACAGTGTCATTAGGTAGTGTGCCAACTAATCATACTATAAATAGTAATCCTTACGCTAGCATGTTAGGCATGGTTGATGTTGGCGGAATTGCTAATAAAGCAGGAGTTACAAGTTGGGGTAGTGGTGTTCAATCTAAATTCAGTAAAACTTCAGCAAGTGGTACTCAAGGTGGTTTCTCTAGCTATGCTCATGTACCTTATATTGATTATCAATTCTTTACACTAGTTGATGATGATATTAATGAAGATGGTAGACCACTAATGAAAAATGTAAGACTAGGAAATCTTAGTGGGTACTGTATCTGTAAAAATGGTGATGTGGCCATTGGTGGTACTGCTCAAGAACAGAATGCTATAAGAGCATATTTAGAAAGCGGGGTGTATATTGAATGAGTACTTATGTTCCAAGATTTACTGTTCCTGATATGGGAGATGTAAATTATAAAAATATTAATTATGGTGGTAAGAATAGATGTATCGTTAGAAATACAGCAACAGGTAGTGTATTACCTAATTGTACGGGGTATGCTTGGGGTAGATGTCTAGAACTAAATGGCTCTAGTACATTACCTGCTACAAATGCTAGTACGTGGTATGCTAATAGCCCTAATTATGAACATGGTCGTACACCTAAATTAGGTGCAGTAATATGTTACAATGGTGGATATTATGGTGGTGCAGGACATGTAGCAGTAGTTGAACAAATTAATGATGACGGTACTATTTTAACTAGCGAAAGTAATTACAGTGGTGGAAAATATTTCTTTGTTGTTAGAACACTTTCACCAACTGATAACTACAGTATCTATGATGAAAACGGTAAACGTGTTCCTGTTAACTTTCAAGGATTTATATACTTGGGTGATTGGGAAAGCCCTGATAATCCATACAATCCTGATGACCCAAACCCACCTGCTCCAAGTGGTAAAAAACGTTCAATTATGATACTATTACTAAAGAAGTTAAAAGATAAGAGAGGTATTAAAATATGAGTTGCCAAGCACCTTATTATTATGATTATCAGAACTTATGCTCAGTATATAAAAACCCTGCTTTCTTGAGAGTAGCAGACAGTGGACTAACAAGGTTTTTCAAAAAGTATTATTTAAACATGGTATTCTCTGTATTTGATTTTACACTACCTGAAAATTGGAACAAAGATTACTTCTTATATAATCAGTTCTGCCTGGGTTACAACATCATTCTAGCCGTTAAACCATTCGGTATTATATGCCAACATGGAAATCTATACAACTATGGTGTATACTACCAACCTACAAGAGCTACAGTTGTTAACCCTCACATTAGAGGTACAAAGGACTTATTAATTGACAAGGATTGTACAGTGATAAAAATTAATCCTGATTATACAGGAGTTCTAGATATCGTTGATTACTATGCACAAATGAAATCTGTAGCAAGCCAAGCTCTAGGAGTTAACCTTGTAAACTCAAAATTTGCTTATGCATTCGGTGTTAAAAATACCGCACAAGCGGAAACATTCAAGAAAATGATGGATAAAATTATTGAGGGTGACCCTGCTGTATTCGTTGATAAAACGTTACTAACATCAAGTGGTGAGCCCGTATGGCAGCAGTTTGATAACAACCTTAGTCAAAACTTCATTGCTACTGAAATTAATGATTTACTTCAATCAATCGACAATGATTTTTGTGAAATGATTGGTATTCCAAATTCCAACACGGACAAAAAAGAGCGTATGATAGTAGATGAAGTTAACGCTAATAATGGTAGAACACATGCACTATGCAAACTATGGTTAGAACACCTTGAAGAAAGCTTTGATAAAACACGTAAACTATTTGGTTTAAGTGAAAGTGAATTAAGTGTAAAACTATCAAGCATTACTCAAAATGAAAGGAGTGAAACTTATGATACCTGATATCAGGATAACGATTTACGGAATGTATGAAAATGACAATTCAATATTCGATAAACTAGAACTACCTATTGAATTAGAAAATGACCGTGAAACTATTATAAACATGGTACTGTTAAAAGCTATCCCCGTTGAGTGTGTTTATCCTGAACCTACATTTTTCAAAAATGCTCTAGGTGCATACTCAACAATGATGACACAATCGTGGAAACGTATTTATGATTTAGCTACAATGAAATACGACCCACTACATGATAAACAAGGTACAATTAAAGAAAACGAAAACATTAAAGCACAAGGAAAAGGCACTAACTCTAGCACATCAACTGTTAACAACACAACTGAAAACAAAACAAGTACATTTGAAAGTGGTTCTTATAACAACCGTGACTTAACAACAAACAACGGTAGTGATACTTACAATGGTAACAGTACTACAGACACTAACAGTGATAGAGGAAAGGTACAAGAAATATCTTTATCATCAGGATTTAGAGCAGTATCCGATACTATCAACAGAGAACTAAACTTGATACCTAAAATTAATTACATTGACATAATAAGTGATGATATTGTACGCCACTTTTGTGTTATGATTTATTAGAAAGGAGTGATTGATGTGGGATTATTCGAGAATTGGCCAAGTGCTAACCTACATGCTATTAATCTTGATTATTATCTTAAGCAAGTTAAACGTGTAAGTGATGACATTGCAATTATCAATTCGTGGAAAGATGAACTAACAGGACGAGTTGACCATGTTGAAGAAATTGTTGCAGACTTAAATAAGAATGTTCAAGAACTAAACAACTTGTACAATACATTCGTTGATACAGTTAACGCTAGATTTGATGAACTATCAGCAAGTGTTGATAAACGTATTGCAGACTTATCTACAGCAATACAGCAAGAACTTGATAGAAAAATCAAAGAAATTGATGATAAACTTCTAGCATTCAGTACTGAAATAAATGAAAGACTTGATGGACAAGACAAGAAAATTGCTCAATTACGTAAGGACTTTGAAAAAATTATTACAGATATTCCGAGCGTAATTCAAATGCACAACCCTTTTGTAGGTTACTTAACACCTATTCAAGATATTATACTTAAATTAATTTCATTCCATAGGGAAAATGCTTTAACCGCAGGTGAATATGACGCTCTACAACTAACAGCTAAAGCATATGACACACTACAAGTTACAGCATACAACTATGATTTTGACGGTAAAACCTATGTACACAATTAAAGGAAAGGAGTGATACCATGGGACATACAAATATAACACCTAACTACTCACTACCACAATTTATTGATAGTGACAAGCCTGCTTGGCTTGATGATGTTAACCAAGCATACAGTGCTATTGATACAGCACTTAAAGCTAATGCAGACGCTATTACAACAACACAAGGAAACATTCCTGATGTAACACAAATTAATGATAATATTGCAACATTGAAAGCTAGTGACTCTTTACTTCAAGAACAAGTTACAGCAGTAAATAGAAACGTTGCATTACAAGACGCTAAAATTGCTACAGCTAATAACAACGCTGATAGTGCACTTGATTTAGCAAGTGGACTAGACGACCGATTATATCGTGATATTCAAGATATTACTATTCCTTTTGAAAGTTGGGTTGGTGATACAGAGTTTGCAACTCAAGGATATGGCCTAAGTGCTACAATTACTATAGCTAATGTAAGTGCAAATGATACAGTAAATATTATTCCCGATGATGAATTACACGGTTTATTATATTATAGTGCTAAAACACAAAATGGTAGTATCAAAGTATATGCAAGTACTAAACCAAGTGCAAGTAGCAAGTTATTACTAGTAAGTATTAGAAAGGTTTATACAGGTGCTTAATTATGGGATATGGACAAGTAAATGTTGGCGGTACTAAAGTAATTGATGATACACTAGCTACAATGACCAACTTCACTGAAATGGCTAGCTACTTTCTTGTAGGTGGATCCATGCTAGCACGAATAATTAATAAAGAAACAGGTGAGGCTAACACTAATAACGGTTCTATAACAATTCAAAAACAATATTTTAAAATACTAGGAGATACTATAACTATATTAAAATCAGGAAAATATAGATTAGTAAAATTTACAGACGGTAGTACAAATATTACAGATGAAACAAATACTTATACTGCAAACCAAACTATAATAAGAGGACAAGGATTAACT